GCCAGGTCACGCAACGCGGTCGCCTCTCGCCCGAAGTCGTGCGAGCCGAGCAGACTGGACTGACCGATGAGCCGTTCAGTGACCGCAGCCACCTCCTGCGCGCGAGCCTCGTACAGGTCGGTGATCTTCTTCTGCGAGTCGGCGACGGCCTGCGCGGCCTCCTCGGCGGCACGCTTCGCCGCCTCGGCGCGTTCCTGGGCGCGCTCCTGCGCGGCACGGTCACTGTCCAGCGCCGTCGTCGTCGTGTTGTAGCCGCGCTGCGCGCGGGCGCCGCCGCGGGCCAGTGACGTCGCGGCGGCCAGCCGCTCGGCGGGGGCCATCGCCCGCAGCCGGGCCAGGGACTCCGCGGACAGGCTGCGGAGCTGTCGTTCGATGCGCTGCGCGGCGACGATGGCCGCGGCGCTGGCACGGTCGGTCCGCATCGACGCGGCAGCCGCCTGCGCCGGGGTCGGGGTGCCGCCGGCGGCGAACCCTCGAGCGTTGATCCGGTCCATCATGGCGATGCCGTACTTGTCGACGGCGGCGGCCTTGATGACGTACTCACCGGTGGACAGCCACGCCGGGATCGAGTCGGACGTCTTGGTCCCGGGGCCGCTGATGTACCCGCCGGTGGCGTTCACGAGCGCGGTCCCACCGCCGGACGTGATGCGGTTGATCGTGTGGACGACGATGGTCTTGTCCTTGAGTCGTCCGAGGGTCTGCTCGATGACGCCGAGCGTGCGAACCGCGGCGGCGGCGTTCGTGGTGACGGTGACGGTCTTCTTCGACGGGGTCTTGAGGATGGACGCGGTGAGCGCGTCGAACGCGGCGGCGGACCCGTGCGCGGCGATGAACTGGTCCCGTAGCGGCTTCAGCATGAGCTTGGCCTGACCGGCGGCCCGCTCCGACGACATGCCCTGACTGATGAGGGACTGCCGCACCCCGTCAATGGCCTGCACGTTGCTGGACAGGGCGGCGATGTTGGCTTGCCCGGCCGCGGTGTGCCGGCTGAGGGTGGCGCCGTTCGTTTGCAGCGACGCCGTCCACTCCTTCGTCGCCTTCTCCTGCGCGATCAGGGCCTCGGTCATGGACAGGGCGCCCATCGCGGCCCGCCACGCGGCGTCCATGACCCGCACCGCGGCGGCGGCCCGCGTCGCCTCCACGGCGACCTTCCCGGTGGCGCCACCGGCAGCGTTGAGCGCCGCCGTATAGGTGGGGAACGCGGCGGCGGCCTCCCCCGCGGACAGGCCCATCGCCTTCACGGCGGCGGCGGCACCGGCGGCGTTGCCACCGGCGACCATCCCCGACAGCTGGGAGTCGATGGCCCGCAGCCCGTTCACCAGTTCCGTGCGGTCGCCGCGGCCCTCCGACGACCCGAGGGTCAGCACCTCCCCGGCGAAGTCGTTGATGCGGTCCCCGAGCCCGGGGTTCGCCAGCATCTCGACGGCGTCCTTGACCGAGATCATGTCGTCGCGGAGCCGGACCATACCGCCGTCGGCCTTGCCGCCCGTGTCCCCCATGAAGGCGTTAAACGCTGCCATTCCGGCGACAGCGCCAACAGCGATGAGGCCGAACGCCTTACCAACCGTGCCGAGCGCAGCGGCCGTGCGCGGCGCCGACACCGCGAGCGCGTCGAACGCCTGCTTGGCCGCGATGACACGCGGCGCGAGGACGATGAACCCAGCACCGGCCGCGACCACCCCGGCGACAGCCAGTGTCAGCGGGGTCGGAACGCCCTTGACGACGTCAAGGAGGCCCTTCATTGCGTTCGTGGCGGCGAGCGCCGCAGGCAGCAGCGCCTGCCCCAACGCCGCTTGCGAGTCCTGCCACTGCGCGTTCAGCGTCCGCTGGCTGTTCGCCAGCCCGTCCGACGTGCGCGCGAAGTCGCCCTGCGCCGCGCCCGTCTGCTTCATGATCGCTGCTTGCGCCGCGAGCACCCGCTGCTGCGGGGTGAGCACGTTCTTCGTCGTCTTGGTGAGGCCCATCGCGAACGCCTCGTTACGCAGCGTCGCGTCGTCGAGCAGCACCCCGTACTGCCGGATGGGCTCGGACTCCCCGCGCAGCGCCGCACCGATCGCCTCGATGGCCTGCTGTGGTGTCGTGTTGCTGAACGACGCCATGTCCGACGCCAGTTCGGTCAGGTCGGTGGAGAACCCGACCAGGCTCTCCCCGGACAGCCCGGCGGACTTCCCGAACACCGCAAACGTGGCCGCCGCATCCATCGCCTGCTGCTTGGACTGGCCGAACGAGTCGGCCGCCTTCCCCGCCCACGCCTCGATGGCCGACGACGACTGCCCGAACAGGACCGCCGTCTTCGACGCCGTCTCCTGAAGGTTCGACGCGGCGCTGATAGACGACTTCGCCATCAGCGCCATCGCGGTCAGCACGCCGGCCGCCGCGAGCTGCGTGCCGGTGCTCAACTCCGAGGCAGCCTTCGTCGCCGACTTCATGTGCCCGCCGGCCTGCCTGGCGAACGTCTGCGTGGCCGCGGACGCCTTCGCCATGTCGGCCTTGTACGAGTCGACCTTGGCCAGCAGGCGTACGGCTACGGTCCTGTCCGCCATCACGTCCCCTTCGGTCGTCGCACGATGCGGGTCATCACGCCGTCCCTCGACTTCGGGCTGTCACCGAGGCGCCGGACCGCGCGGGCGCTGGCCGCGCAGGCGTGGCAGACGACCGCCTCCGCGGCGTACTCGCCGTCAGCGGTTGTCGCCGTCGACTGCGACATCGGCTCCCCGCAGGAGCATGTGTCGGCCTCTAGCGCGAGTAGCGCCATGGCGTGATCCCGGTCGTCGTCGCCCCACAGCGGCTCCCCCGCCGTGGGGACGCGGCCGCGGAACACCGACGGCGGCACGCCCCACGCGCGGGCGGCCTCTACTTCGAGCCGCGCTTGCCGATCAGATCGGAAGCGCGCTTGGAGAAAGGGACCTTGCTCGGTCCCTCGTTCACCATGAACGCGCCCATGAACAGCGCCTCGTACTGCCCGTTCGACAGCACTTGGGAGAGCCGGTCCACGTCGGCCGGGGTCATCACCGGGTCGACCGCGGACGCGGCGACCAGGGCACGCGGGAACGTGTCCGGGTCGAACCGGTCGCCATCCTTGCCGGGGTGCGCCGCGAGCAGCTCCCGGTACTTCGGGCCGCCGACGGCGCGAAACGTAAACGGCGTCAGCCGTTCGTTCATCCGGTCCTCGATGTCGCGGATGCGGCCCGCGAGCGCAACCCGCGGGTCCTCGTCGGCGAGGCTGCCGGGCGCCCACTCGTCGAGCGCGTCCAGTTCGGCGGACAGCCGTTCATGCTCGGCGGCGAGGTCGCCGTCCAGGCACAGCCGGACCGTGTGCTCGGGCAGTTTCGCGCTGCCGATGATGTCGTCGATGCGTGCCATGTCCCTGACCTTCCTGACCGGGGTCCCTGACCGGGGGCGGTGAAGCGCGGGGCGACCCGGTCAGGGTGGGCCGCCCCGCGCGCCTGCGGGGATCAGGCGACCGTCGCGCCGTCCTGAACGGTGCCGCTGATGACGAACTTGACGCTGAACTTCTCCAGCGTGTTCGCCGCCGGCGGCATCTCCTGCCGGTAGCCGGCCTGGCACGGGATGACGGTGACCTTCTGCGCGGCGGTCCACGCGGTCGACGCGGCGAGGCCGGAGCGGCGGACGAGCCAGCCGTTCGGGTTGGACGCGAACGTGGTCCACGGCGCGCCTGCCTTGCCCTGCGACTTGAAGGTGAGCTCGACGCTGTCGCCGCGACGCCCGACGAGGGCGGTGTTCTGCGTCGAGTTGAGCGCGGAGTTGTCGACCTCCTGCGTCTCGGTGGTCATGTCGAGCCCGTCCGCGGTGATGTAGGACTCCAGCGCGACGCCGGCGTTGAGTTCGGCGGTGGTGGGCGCTGCGGGGTTGGACACGCTGGTGATCCAGCTGATCCTGGTGAAGCCATCGGAGACGATGTCAGCCACGACGTCTCACTCCTTCTCGGTGTCGGCCGCCGGGCTGGCGGGCTTCTTGGGGGCCTTGCGTCCCGCGTCAGGCGGCGCGGGGGCGGTGAGGGCCTCGACCTTGGCGGCGGCGGTCGCGTCTGCGGCGGCCTGCTCGTCGTCGGTCAGGACCGGGTCGCGGCGCTGGTCGCTGGTCACGCCGACCAGGACCCAGCCGCGCGCCTCGTAGGTGGGCAGCGCCTCGGCGTCGATGACGCCGCGGGCGTTGATGGTGGCGTTCTCGATGACGACGAGGGGCATCAGATGCTCACGAACGCGCAGGTCACGGTCGTGGTGTACGAGTGCGTGACGGTGGCGATGCCGGCGGTCGCGTAGAGCGCCGGGTCGAGCGGGCCGATGAACTTCTCGGTCCCGTTGGTCACCGACACGGACTGGTCGGCGATGGCGAGCCCGCCGACGGTGCCGGGGGTGACGATGGCGACCGTGTCGGGGGACGCGCCGCCGTTCTTGACGTGCAGGAACGTGCGGCCGTTGGAGATGTCGGCGGTGTCGGACGCGGACACCGCGGAGTAGGTGGCCTGGATGCCGGACGCGGCCATCTGCTGTGTGGCGATGAGTGCCATCGGGGTTCCTCCCGGGGTCGTGCGGGCGTACCCGTCAGGCGGGGCGCCTGCGGGAGTAGGGGTTGGCGGTCAGGCTCGGACGCTGGCCAGGCGGAGCACGTCCACGACGTAGCACAGCGGCGGCGACACGTCGTCGTCGCGCTGCACCGGCTGGGACTGGATCGACTCGATGGGGGCGCAGGTCCGGCCGACGATGGTGGGGCGGACGTCGAGGAGCGCGGACATGACCTTCTCCGACACCCATTGCGCCTGGTCGCGGGACTCCCCCACGGAGGTCGCGTACACGTCCATCGTGATCTGGTCGGATGCGGCGGTGAGTGCGGTGCGGGTCCAGGTGCCGGAGTCGGTGCGGACGACGACGTAGGGCAGCGACGGGTGGTCGGGCACGGTGCCGTCATACACGGTCACGTTCGGCACGGAGTCGACCAGGGCAAGGACGGCGGTCACGTGCTCGCGGGTCACCATCGCAGGGCCTTGATCGCCGCCTGTTGCAGTGCCTTCACGAACCGCGGCTCCTCCGCGTCGAGCGCGGGGTTCAGGTGCGGGATCGGCCCGTTCTTCGACGTCCCGAACTCGAGGATGTTGCCGAGCGCGCCCTGCCGAGCGCCCTTGTCGGGGCCGATGCGGGCGGTGAGCCCGCCGTCCTCCAGGTCGAACCCGATGCTGTACGGGTAGGCAGGGGCGTGCCCGATGCCGGAGGCGAGCGCGCGGGCGTCCTTCTTCACGTTGACCGCGCCCCGCTTGACCGCGGCCTTCACGTCCGCGTCGGGGGCACGGGCGGCGACGGCCAGGTCGCGGGCCAGATCCTCCACCTCGGAGACGTCGATGCTGATGGCGTTCATCAGTTCGTGACCTCCTCGACGGACAGCCGCCGGGCGGTGACCTGCGTGCCGTGCACCTGGCCGACGACACGCAGCCGCACCCCGACCATGCCGGCGTCCAGCGGGGACGCGGTCACGGTGGCGACGTCGTCCGGTTCGACACCGGTCACGGTCATCGGCAGCGACAGCGTGTAGGACCGGACCAGGGTGGCGCGCTCCCCGGCGTCCTTCGCGGCGTCCCCACCGGCCGGGCGGACCCGTGCCGCGCCGGTGTAGACGACGACGGTCACGTCGGCGTACTTCCCGGTCGATTCGGACAGGATGCGGCCCGTGACACGGGTGACCGTCACCGTGTCGTCCATCAGCGACTCGGCGAGGGCGCGACCGTCGGCAACGACCTGCTCGACCAGGCTCACAGCGGCACCAGCGACCCGGCGCCGACCCGGTACGGCCGCAGCGCAGCCATCTCCGCCGCGGTCAACGTCACCCCGGCAAGGTCATCATCCGCGCCGGCGCGGGTCGCGGAGTAGTCGTCGATGGACTCCGAGCGGATGCCCCGCGGGTTGTCGTACGCGCGGCCCGCGACGGACAGCGCGACACCCTTCACAGCGCCGGGCACGGTGGCGTAACCGGCGGTGTAGGTGACGACCGCCCACCATTCGTCGATGAACGACGTGGACGATCCCGCGAGGTAGCGCAGCCACAGCCGGGCATTCACGCCGTCCCACGTGTAGTCGGTGCCCGACACGTACGCGGTGGCATTCACGGTGACGCTGGTGACGGCGGTGACGGGCCGCTGCGGCAGAAGGACCGTGAACCGCTCCCCGTGGATCGTGACCGGGACCCGCGTGGAGGTGTAGGTGCGGGAGTCGATGTTCTGCCGCGTGTACGCGCGGACGAGGCCCTGCCCGGCGGCCTGCGCGATGGTGGCCGTGGCGGTGTCGATGTCGCGTTGCAGGTACGACGCCAGCTCGGCCAGCGTGAACAGGTCAGCCACCGGTCCTCCTCATGGGCGGGTCGTGGTGCCGGCGTACGGGCGGGACGTGACGCCGGTCGACGGCCTGGCGGTAGTGCCGGTGCTGGGCCGTGCGGTGGTGCCGGTCGCTGGTCGGAGCGTGACACCGGTCGACGGTCGGAAGGTGGTGCGGGGGATCTCGACGGGGTCGGCGGTAAGGACCCCGGCGGCGACGAGGGCGGCGGTTGCTGCCTGTGTCGCGCGGGCATCGAGGGTGGCCGCGGCGGTGAACGTGACGACCGGGGACAGGGTGGTCGCGGCGGTCAGGGTGCCGGCGCCGGTGAGGGTGGCGGACCCGGGGACGGTGACGGTGCCGACTGCGGTCAGGGCGGCGGCGGCGGTGAGGTCCGCGGTGCCGTTGATGCTCGGTGAGGTGACCGTGCCGTCAGCGGTCAGGATGGCTGCGGCGGTGGCCGTAGCGGTGGCGCCCTGGGTGGCGTTCGCGGTCAGCGTGCCCGCGGCCAGTGGCGCCGCGGTGCCGGGGACGGTGACCGTGCCGACCGCGGTCAGGGTCGACGCGGCGATGGCGTCGGCGGGTGCGGCGACCGTGGCCGCCGCGTCGAGGGTGCCCGCGGCGGTGAGTGTCGCGCCGCTGCTGCCCGCGACCGACCCGGTAGCGGTCAGGGTCGATGCGCCGGTGAGCGTCGTCGGGGCGCCCTGCGTGGCCGCCGCGGTGACTGTGCCGGCGGCGGTGAGTGTCGCGGTGCCGGGGATCGTGATGGCCCCGGTGGCGGTGAGTGTGGCCGCGGCGGTGAGCGTCGTCGGGGCGCCCTGCGTTGCCAGCGGGGTGACCGTGGCTGCCCCGGTGAGCGTGGCGGGTGCCTTCACCGTGGCCGCGGCGGTGAGCGTGCCCGCCCCGGTCAGTGTGGCCGTGCCCGGCACCGTCACCGTGCCGGTGGCGGTGAGCGTCGCGGCGGCGGTGAGCGCCGCGGGTGCCGCGGTCGTCGCGTTGCCGGTGACCGTCCCGGCCGCCGTCAGGGTGGCCGTGCCGCTGATCGTGTAGACACCCGCAGCGGTGACAGTGGCCGCCCCGGTGAGCGCTGCGGTGACGCCCTGCACGACCAGCGGGGTGACCGTCGCGGCAGCGGTCAGCGTCGCCGGCGCACGGGTCGTGGTGGCTGCGGTCAGGACGGCCGCCCCGGTGAGGGTGGCCGGTGCGCGGGTCGTGGTGTTCGCCGTCACCGTCGCCGCTGCGGTGAGCGTCGCGGGCGCGGACACGGTCGCGTTCGCGGTGACCGTCGCCGCACCCGTCAGGGTCGCGCTGCCCTGGATCGTCGTCGGCCCACCAGCCCGCGGCGGCACACCGACGAACGGCCGTATCCAGCGCCGCCCGTACCGGCCGACCCCGGTCCGTGACCCGGCGCCCACCGCGACGGTGTCCGGCGGGGTCTGCGTCTCCGTCCCGCCGAACCAGAAGAACGACACCGCCGGTCCTAACTGACCTTGCGGATGCTTGCGTCGAACGCGCGGTCAGACCCGGCGATCTTCGTGATCGTGAAGTCCCAGCCGTTGATGAGCACGAACGTCGGGGTGACGAACACTTCCGTCTGCGCCCCCAGCAGCGTCCACTGCGCAAACACCTTCTTCGTGCCGCCGGTGGCCTCGACCTTCTCGTACGCCTTGACCCGAAACTCGTCACCCTTCGCCATCGCGTAGGCGTCGATCCACAGCTGGTAGACGCCGTCGTCGGTGACCGTCTGGAGGCTGGTGGTGCCGGACACGACCGACAGCTCGGCGGTGCTGACCGTCACGCCGTCCAGTTCGTACGGTTCGCTGATCGCCATGTTTCCTCCTCAACTCACCGCGTAGGAACGGATCGGACGCAGTTCTTCGCCACGAGCCTGCTGACGGCGATGTGACTGGCACAGGCCATGCCCGTCCCTGCGGCGACCGCAGCCGGGGAATGAGCACTCCTCGCCCACTCGCCACCGCGCATCGGTCCAGGGACATGCCCTGTGGCCGAGGGTCTAGCGCGTACTTTCGACCTTACGAAACAGCATAAATCAACCCATCGTAGGCGGCGTCGTTCGTGCCGCTGTTCGACGCGAGGATGGTGAGCCGCTGCCCGGAGGCGACGTTGCAGAACGCGCCCAGCGACGGGATCGGACCGACCATCGACTCGCCGGTGTCCTTGCCGAACCACCACGTCCCGATCCGCTGCTCCGTCGAGGCGCCGACACCGATGCCGACGTTGACGTACCCGCCCGGCGTGATCGTGGTGTCCGTCGCTGGCTGGAAGCCGGGGATCAGGTAGAAGTGGTCGCTTGTGGAGGACGCCGTCATCTCCGTCACGTTCGCCGTGCCACCGGATGCGGCCACCGTCAGCGCGACACCGCGAGCGTTGTTCGCCTGCGTCCCGTAGGTCGTGATCTTCCTGCCCACCCGGAACGGGGGCGGTGAGCCGCCGTACAGCCAGATCCCGACACGCGCCGTGATCGACGTACGCACCGACGCCAGCACCGCCGCGATCCGCAGCCCGGCCGGGATGTGGACCGGGAAGAAGTAGCGAATCGACCCGGCAGACGCGGTGTTCCCGCCGATCGCGTACCCGCACAGCAGGGCCGAGACGAGGACGTCGTCCGTGGCCCCGCCGATCAGCAGGTCCAGCGCCGCCTCCGACGCCGTCGCCGACGCACCCGTGTTGGAGATGTTGACCTCGAAGCCCCACGAGTCCTGCGTGTTGTTCGCAGCGGAGATCAGTTCCGTCACCGCGCCGTCGAGCAGCGTCGTCGCGTTGCTCGGCACGCCCGTCCACGGCGTCGCCGAGCCGACGATGCCGCCGTTCGTGATGACCCGCGTCGTTGATGCCTGCGGCGCCCAGAGCATGTCACTCAGCCCAGAACAGGCCGACCGCGACGTTCGCCGTGGACCCGCCCACCGGGTTCACGTACCGAAGCCCGATACCCGACCCGCTCGCCGGGCCGACGATCTCCCGGTCAAGCACCGCATCCAGCGGCAGCAGCCCTCCGAACGGCTGCACGTACCACGACTGGATCACCTCGACCGTGGTCGGCTCCGCCGTCAGATTCACCCGGCAGTTCGTCGTCGTCAGACCCGACGCGCTGTCACCCGGGTGCGTCTTCACCGGGGTGAAGTTCGACCCGGACGGGGAACCCAGCGTCGTCACCCGGTACAGGTCGAACCGAACCCCGGCGGCGGCAGCACTCGCGTCCATGCTGATATCCACGTGCGTCAGCACGATCTTGACGGCCGGGATGAGCAGGATCAGCGACTTCGTGGTGTTCGCTGCCAGCGCCCGCTGGTCGTACGCGGTGAAGATCGCCACGGTTGCTCCTCAGTAGTGGGCCGACACGATGGCGGCGATGTTCGGCAGGGCGGCGTGCAACGGCGGCAGGACGACGGTCGCGGCCTCCGTGATCGCCACCACAACCGCGGCGGTGTTCGTCACACCGTTCGTCCACGACGCGGTCGGGTTCTGCGACCCGGTGCCGGACAGCCACGCCGCCAGCACGCCAGCGCGGGTGTTCGCCGAACCCGTCGCCGACACCGCCGACCCGATACCGGTGAACGACCCGGTGTAGGACGGCGACGCCGGCGCATCAGTGTTGAAGCCGTGCAGCCCGTAGCACGCCATGTAGACGGCGTTCCCGGCCGGGGTCACCGCGTTCGTGGTGCGTGACGTCTGCCCCGGGCTGCTCTGCGTCGCCGCGGTCGACGAGATCGCCTCGTACGCGGACACCCCGGAGAACTCGGCGACCAGCATCGCCGTCTCGTTGTCGCCGTTCGGGTCCACCGTCACGGTCGCGCCGGTACTGCTGGCCACCTTCGTGTAGACGTAGAACCCCTGATTGGAGACGTACGCGACACGCTCGGTCCACCCGGACGGCCCCGCCGTCATCGTCGTGTCCGACGACACCATGCACACGAGCACGTTGCCGTCGGTCGGGGTCGAGTCCAACGTCGCGGACAAGGTCGCGCCCGGCGCCGACGCACCGGCGCCCTTCCACTGGACCAGGGAACCGGCCATGTCAGAGCGGGATGACCGCGCCGGATGGTGTCTTGTTGCCCGACCACGTCACCGGCACGTTCACGTTGTGCGTGCCGTACTGCCCGGCGGTGATGACGTTGTCGCGGATCGTGATGTTCCCGACCACGTACTGCCCGTTGTTGCCGTCCACGCAATACAGCGTGTAGTTCCCGCCCTTGAGGACGTTGCCCTCGATCAGAATGGGGCCGTCAGTGGACGGACCCTGGTCGGGGGCGATGAACAGCGCCGCGTTCCCGCTGACCCCGGACACGTCGAACGTGCTGCGGCGCACCACAAGGTCACGGACCCCGAACTGCACCTGGCCGCCGTCCGCGTGCGCGCCTGCCGCAGGCTTGAGTCCGGAGATCACGCAGTCCTCGACCAGCGTGAACGAGCCGAGCTTCAGCCCGTCGCCGTACTGGCCGCTGACCTTGGTCCGGCGGATCGTGTATTGCCCGAACCCGACGCCGTTCTCCCCGCCGTTGATCTCACAGTCCTCGATGGTGACGCTGCCGGACACCACCCACACGGCGCACGGCGACGAGCCGCCCGCCACCCGGGAACGGGTGATGCGCACGCCAGCCGCCTTGACGATGACCGGCCCGGTGAAGTCCTTGGCGTCGAGGACCATTCCCGGCGTCGTGACCGTGATGCCCGGGGACGTGGTCAGCACCGTGCCGACCGGGATGCCGATGCTGCCGACAGGCGGCGGCGGGTCGACAGGCGGCGGCGGCGGTGGGTCCACCGGGGGCGGCGGCGGGGGCGGCGGCGGGGGCGGCGGCACGACCGGCTCCAGCGCCTTCACCCGCACGTCCAGCGCCGCCACGGCCTTCTCCAACGCCGTCAGACGCTGCGAGGTGGTGGCCATGTCAGGTCAGTGCCAGCGTGATCGAGTCCGCGGCGAAGGAGAAGGTGTTGCCGTTCGCCACCGTCACCGGGGCGCCCGTCACGTTCCCGAACCAGACGCGCAGCCCGGCCGAGTCAGTCAACTCGACGGAGTAGATCGTCCACGCGCCGCCGGACCCGTTCGTCCACGACACCGGGGTGGTCTTCGGCAGGGTCACGGACGACCCGGCCGACGACGTCGTCGAGGCGACGGACAGCGCCGTCCCGCCCGCCGCGTAGCCCGACCCGGTCAGCTCCGTGCCCGACGACGACGCGCTCGACGCGGTCGACGTCAGCTTGAGCTTCATCGGGGACGCGCCCAGGGCGGTGATCATCGTGCCCGGCGCGCCGGACGTCCCCGTCGGGCCGAGCGCGTTCAGGATCTTCGAGACCATCGCAGCGTCGATCGCGGCCATGTCAGTGTCCTTCCTGCCCGTCGCTGAGCAGTTCGAGGGTGAGCGCGGGTCCGGCGTCCACGACGCGGCCCTCCGGGTCGGTGACCCACCAGCCGGCAGGAGTGCCGTCAGGCAGTAGCGGGGTCGTCATGCCAGCGCGCCAGTCCGAACCAGGCTGAACGACTGGATCAGCAGGCCGTAGGCGCTGGACGAGGCGTGCTTCGTCGCACCGGTGAACCGCACCGTGTGACGGCCCGCCGTCAGGAACGGGATGCCGGTGATGGCCACCAGTGTGTTCACTGACGGGGCGGCGGCGTACATGTCCGGCTTCGTCGCCAGCGCGGCGGCCCCGTCGATGCTGATCGACGCGATCCCCGAATCGGGGGACTTGGCGTGCCAGAGGTTCAGCGTGTAGGTGCCGGCGGCCAGCGTGACCGTCCACTCCACGTAGACGTTCTGCGTGGTCGGCGTGGTGATGACACCGCAGCCGACGGACGCGGCGAGGTACGCCTGCGTCGGGGTCGCGGTCGACGCCGACGGGAGGTCCACGGCACCGTTCACGGACGCCGCATACGGGTAGTCCGCCTCGACCGCGGTCATCGCCGCTTCGAGGACGGCCGTCCGCGCCCGCAGGTCGTTGATGCGCGGGTTGATCTGGAGGTGCGTCGCGCCATGCCCGTTCTGCCGCAGGTACGGGTCGGGCAGATCGTCTGTGTACGTCATGCGGGGGCCTCCGTGGGCTTCGGTCGGCGCGGCTTGTCGTCGATGATGGTGATGTCGCCGTCGGCGAGCCGTCCGCGCATGACCTCGTCGCGGATCTCCCCCGCTGGGCTGGCCGTGGCGGGGTCGCGGAAGTCGTAGACGTCGAACTCGGCGCCGCCCTGCTTGCCGCGGATACGGACGGACGGGAAGTCGCTCATGGTCTGCTCCTGACCTTGCGTGCGGGCGTGCGGTGCCGTGAGGGCCGCCCGTCCGGGGCGACCCTCACGGCGGGGGACCGTCAGGCGTTGCGCGGGACGCGGAACGCCTCGATGACGCCGGCGAACGACGCAGCGAACGTCACCTGGACGTAGCCGTCGTTCTGGAGGAACCGGGCCGAGGTGAGCGGGCCGACCCACCAGACCTCGTTCTGCGCCATCGACTTCGTGAGCGCGCCCTGACCCGCCGCGTCGGCGGGCGGGTTGTCACCGGCGACGATGGTCGCCACGCGGGCGGAGCCGTCGGTCTGCGTGATGCGGATCAGCGTCTCCTCCGGCGGGTACACGGTGCAGTCGACGAGGTGGGTGTTCGCCTGGACGATGGTGGTGCCGACCGGGTCGGCGACCGCCGCGTTGGCGGTCAGGACGGTGCTGTGGACAGCGGTTGTGGCCATGAGGGGTGCTCCTTCGTGCGGGTACGGGTGGGGGCCGGTGCGGCGGGCCGCCGGCGTGGGCGGCCCGCCGCAGTGCCGGTCAGGTGACCGACGCGGTGAGGACGGCGAACGCGGTCGGGCGGACCACCTTCGCGCCGTACACGTGGAGACCCTTCAGCGCGTCGCCGAACGCCGACTCGGGGCGGAACGCCTCGACCTTGACGATCTGCTCGGCGAACGAGATGGCCGACGGGTGCCCGGCCACGACCGCGTAGTCGTCGCCGGTGATGATCGGGACGTTGTTGCTCTCCAGCACGTCCATGCCCCAGGCGCGGCCGACGATGCCGTTGCGCAGCGCCTGGTCGGTGCCGGAGGCGTACACCGGGGCGAACAGGGTCGACCGGAGCAGCAGGTTCACGTACCACGGGGGCACGATGCAGTACCGGCCCTGCTTCGGCACGTTCGCCTCGTCCAGCTTGGTCTTCAGGTTGAGCAGACCGGCGACGGCGAGGTCGGCAGTGTTGCACTGGTAGGTGCCGATCAGGTTGCCGGCGGCCACGTCGGTGTAGAGCCCGGCGACGTACTGGTCGGCGGTGTCAGCCAGCCCGTACGCGGCCTCGACCGCGGCCTCGGACATGAGGGCGCCGCCGTTCTTCGACTGCCGCAGGTCGATGTCGTCGACCTCGAACGCGAAGTACTTGGTCTGATTCACGACCAGGCTGCGGGCGGCGTCGGTCAGCGTCTCCGGGCTGATCGTGGTGCTGTTCTTCGTGTAGGTGGCGATGGTGGGGCGGCTGATCGAGGTGATCCGCACGGTGTCGCCGGAGTCCCTGATCTCGCCCTCGTAGTCCCGGTTCACGACGGACGGGCCGGCGTAGATGAGGGACTTCTTGAGGCTGGACAGCAGCTCGGCCGACCAGACCTCGGGGATGAAGTTCGTGATGGCCATGAGGTGGCCGTCCTTCCTGTAGTGGGGTTAGCGCGTGATGCCGAGGAGGTCGTCGAGACGTCCCTCGGCCTTGGCTGCCGCGATGGCCTCCGGGGCCATGCCCTGAAGGTCCGCGCGACTCAGTTGGCTGACCCCTGTCGGCCTCGCGCCTTGCGTGGGGTCCGGTGCGGGCGTGCGTCGCTGCATCACCGTCGCGGTGAGCAGCTTGTCGACCTGTGCCCGCAGCGACTCCTCGTCGCTGGCGGTCAGGAACTCAAGGAGGTCGGCGGGTAGCCCGGCCTCGGATGCGATGGTGAGCCGCAGCGTGCGCGCCTCGGATTCGGCAGCGCGGGCTTCAGCCTTGGCGACCCGTTCGGCCATCTTCTCGGCTTCGGTCTTGTCGCGGTCCTCGAACGCCTTGAGCCGCTCCTCGTACTCGCGGACCCGCTTCTCAGCGTCGCGGCGGGCGCGGCGCTCGGCGTCGATGGCCTTCTTGCCGCCGTCGCCGAGGTCATCGGGCACCGGTTCCGGTGCCGGGGGCGCGGGAGGGGCGACAGGCGGGGCGTCAGCGGGTGCTGGGGCGGCGTTCGTGGCGTCGGTGGACGTGGACATGGGTTCTCCCATCGCGGGGTTCTACCGGCCCGCATCGCGCGGGACGGGGGTTACGCGGAACGAGCTACGCGGCGGGCCAGCGTTGCGATCCCGTCCGAGAGGTAGCCGTTGAGTCGCAGCAAAGCGATCGCCTTCGCCCGGTTCCCGCCGGCGGCACGGTAGATGTCGTCCAGCGATGAACGCCCCGATACGGAGAATGCGCTCGTGCCCGTGTGTCCGTTGATGACCCGGTGCGGGACCGCGCCGTCCGCGATGGCCTGCCGCGCCTGCGCGGATACGCCCGTGACCCGGCCGGCCAGGATCGCTTCCGCCGGGTTCGTCGCCAGGTCGGCGGCGTCGCCACGGTCCGCGTACGGCACGTGCACGCAGTCGCAACGCGGATGCCGCCGGAACCCCGACGACCACGGGTAGACCCGCCCGGCGAGGATCGCGCAGCGGGAGCAGGACGGCAGCGTCAGCCGCCGCGTGTAGCCGCGCATCGCCGGCGCCCCCGTCACCGCGACATGGTCGGCGTTCCGGCCCGCCTGCTGCACCTCGTTGCCGGTCGCCGTCACCAGCGTGTGCAGGCCGCGTAGTTGCGCCTCCCGCGGAGTCATCCCCCCGGCGATGCCGACCTTGGACTCGATGACGGCCTGTTGCAGCAGCGACGCCAGGTCCCTGCCATCCGCGGCCCGCCCGGCGAACGCCTCCGGCGCCACCGCTGCCGACCCGGCCATGTCGACGCCATGCGCGGCACCTGCCGCCGTCAGGTAGTCATCCGCGGCGGCAGCCGCCGCGTACTGGCCCGACGTCACCACCGCCACCAGCCGCGGCAGCACCGCGGCGAACGACCCATCCAGGTCCGAGGGGTCGACCTCACGCCACAGCGATTGTGCGGCACCGGCCGCGGCCCTAGCGATCAGCGATTGCTGCCGCTGATGTGCCGCGGCGACCGGCTCGACGGTCGGCACGTCAGTCCGTCACGTCGGGGGTCGACTCCTCGTCATCGTCCGGCTCGACTGGCGGCTTGGGTCCGGCGACCAGCGGCGCCATGTCCCCGGCGAGGATGCGGTTCACCGCGTCCTCGTCATCGGACTCCATGCGCTCGATCTGCGACTGCGAGTAGCCGACGTCCTCCCGGGCCTGCCGCTTGCTGGTGATCCCGGCCGCGTGCAGTTTCACCGCGGCGTCCGCCTTCTGCGCGACCGTCGGCGTCGAGGCGTCCCGCCATACCGTCGTCAGGGACATGGCCTCCGGCGGGACCTCCCCGTCCACCATCAACAGGCCGAGACGCATCACGTCCTCCCACGACCCGCCGAACGACCGCATCCGCCGCTCCGCGCGCTTCACCTGACGCGCCTCCGACGACCGGATCGCGTCCGCGGACGCCGGGTTGTCCGTCGACATGCCCAGGTAGTGCGGCGGCATCCCCGCGATACTGGCGACCATCCGCGCCAGCGCGTTCAGAGTGTCGTGGAAGTTCGACAGGTTCGCCTCAGGGAACTGACCGAGCTGTACCTCGGACGGCAGTCCCGACGTCGCCCAGACACGCCCGGCGATGCGGGACCATTCACTCACCGTGTTGCCCTCGGCGTCGGTGAAGTCGTCCGGCCCCATGCCGACCACCCAGCGGCGCGGCATCGCATGGTACTCCGCGCTGACCATCATGTCCGTGGCCACCTTGCAGGCCGCATCCGACAGCGGCACGACGTCGGCCAGCTCGGAGGCACCCAGCGGGGACAGCACCCGCGGCCGGTTCACCAGCGGCACCACCGGCACGACGCCCAGGTTGTGCGCGTCGACCCGGACAAGGTCCCACGGCACCATCGACATCAGCACGTCACCGGGGATCGTGTACCCGCTGGCCTTGCCGCGGTCCCGCGCGTACTGCGACGTCGACCCCGGCAGGTACAGGGTGCCGAAGTCCTGCCCGGCGACCGGGTCCGACCACGCCTTCCACGCCGCCCGCACCTTCCGGGTCCGCGGGTCCATGTCGACCGTGACCTGCTCGGGTGACTCCACCGTGAACACCGGCACGTCACCGGTGTCAGGGGCGCCGACGATCACGAACGACGCCTTGCACGCCAGCGCCTCGACGTGCGCCTGCTGCGATGCCTCGTCCATGCCGTTTGCCTGCCACCAGGACCACAGCCGCTCGTCCGCGGAGTCGTCCGTGCCGTACCGGAACCCCTCGACGTCGAGGCGCTCCTCCAGGGAGTCGACCACAAGCCGCGGCCAGTTCAGCACCACCGACCTGATGCGCCCGTTCAGTTCCCGGGACAGCTCCGGGGCCAGGTATGACAGCGGCTGCGTGCCTTCGTAGTAGCGGGACCACCGCAGCGCGTCCGACGCCTGCGCCGTCAACCGTGCCGCCAGTAGGGGGACCCACTCCGCGGCTTCGAGGTCCGGCATCACAGCACCACCATCCCTCGTCGTTGTCGCGGTCGGCCTAGCCCGGCCTCGCGGGCCACCGCGGCGGCCTCGTTGGCGAGGACGTCGGCCATTGCCGCGTCGATCTTCTGGTGATTCGTCGGCTTCCCGAGGACGTACCGCTGCCCGGCGGCTGCCCGGCGGCGGGCGTTCGCCACATGCGCCGCCGTGATCGGGCAGGCGTCATGCGATACCCGGTGCGATGACAGGTCGGCAACCGCCCGGTCAAGTGCGGCATGCATCGGGACCGGTCGGTACGTCGGCCACTCCACCCACACCTTCTCGCCGTGCCGGGCCGACCACTCCCCGATCTCCGACCGCCAGTCCGGCGGGTCCGCGTACGCCAGCACCACCGCGAACCGGTCATGCAACTCGTCCACGGCGGCGTCCACCTCGGCCCGCGGGATGCTGCCACCCCACTCCGCCGGATTCCAGATCGTCGGCCGCGCATCCGGCCCATACGTCGGGGTGAACCGGTGCCCGCCCAGCGTGCACGCCCGTATCGCCGTCCAGTCGTCGCTATCCGACCCGTCGAAGCCGAGCGCCACCGGGGTCCCGTCAGGCACGTCCACCGGCCGCAGCGTCGACTCCCACAGCCCGTCAGGCAGCCACGCCCCGAGCCCGTGGACGATCCGGTTGCCGAAGAACCGCTCCGCCTGCCGCGGGTCCCGCTCGGACAGCTCCGCGGCCTCCGCCTCGATGGCGTCCAGGTCGACCCAGCCCCCCCGGTTCGTCGCCGTCGAGGAGTCCCCGTACACGATGCGGTGAATCCGGCGGCGCTCCCGCCGGTCACCGTAGGACAGCGTGATCGGGGCGATCCGGTGGTCCCGGTACACGTCCGCGGCCCGCGACTCCGCGGTCCGCTGCGCGACCGAGTCATCCGACGGGTCCCACGCGTTCGTCGTCTCCACGGACCGGCCACCCATGCCGGCCAGGCCGCGGCGCTGCGTCTCCGCCACCGCCAGCATCCCCGACGGCGCCGTCCACATCCCCGTTTCGTCCTGAACCACGAACGTCACCCGCTGCCCCAGCCGGGACCGCGCCCGAGACGTCACCGGGTCTATCCGGCCACCACCTGGCAGGTTGATCCGCGTCTCCCCCGTGTCGGGGATGACGTCCGCCAGCGGGCCGAGTTCGATCATCGGCCGCAGCGCCGCGTACACGTTCTGCGTCTGGTCCTCGCTGTTCGCCGTCACCTGGATCAGCGGCGTCGGCCACGGCATCCCTACCGGCTGCCCCGCCGCATCCCACCCGGCGAACAGCACCGGGCCGACCGCCTCCGCGCAGATCAGCGCCGCCGAGAACGGTCCCTTGCCCCACTTCTGCGGCCGGACCAGCTGGGAACGCCGGTACACGAACGCCGGCGCCCGCTGCCCCTCCACCGCATCCGGTCGCAACCGGTAGTGGTGCAGCAGGAAGTTCCACATCTCCTCGGTCAGCAGGTACGGCGCACCCGCCCGCGGCCCGTCAGGGATGCGACAGTGCGCCTCGATCCACTCCCCGACCAGGGCGCCCAGCGACGGGACCTCGTCCGGCTCAGTCGGCGACCACGGCATCGCCGCCGGCCACCTTCAGTCGACGGCGCG